TTAAAGAAGACAAAAGAAACAGAGCGAAATTTATCTGAGGAGAAAATCCCTAGCTTAATGCATAAAGCCGGAGTATCGATGTTGAAACTTGCAGATGGAACATCTGTAGAGATCAACAAAAAATATTACGCAAGAATCCCAGTATCAAAAATTGAAGAGGCTCATAATTGGTTAAGAAGCAACGGCCATGAAGATATTATCAAGAACGATATCAATATGTCATTTGCAATGAAACAAGATAATGAAGCTAGGTCTTTGGCTGAGGATTTAAAACAAAAGGGATATAACGTAAAACAAAAAACTCATGTGCACCATGGAACTCTAAGTGGATTTGTTAAAGAGCAAATCTCTTCTGGTAATAATGTGCCTCATGATTTGTTTGGTATTTACGTTGCAGATAAAACAAAAATAATAACGAAGGAGTAACATGCAACAAGCAGAAAAAAAAGACCTCACTAAGAAGAAAGAGGCACAGGTTCCTACTACAATTGATTTAGAGGAAACTGCAGGACAAGGATTGGAGAATATTACAGCAAGAGATGTAAAGCTGCCGATTCTTAAAATTCTTTATGCTAACTCAAAAGTCTTAGATGAGTCTGATGGTAAGTATAATGAAAAAGCAAAACAAGGAGATATTTACTCTGAAACATCTCAAACACTTTGGAAAGGCAAAGAGGGAATACTAGTTGTACCTTGTCTTTATGTTAATACATTCAATGAATGGAAAGACAGAGGAGACAGTCCAGGTCGACCAGTAAAGATACACTCAGATCCTAGCATCATGGCACAAACAACACGTGGTGATGATAACAAAGATAGGCTTCCAAATGGTAATTATGTAGAAGATACTGGTAACCATTTTGTGTTTATACTTGATAAAAACTATCAACCTGTAGAACAAGCTTTAATCGCTATGAAGTCCACGCAAAAGAAAAAATCTAAAACGTGGAACTCAATGATGGAGTCTAGAAGATTACCAAAGAAGAATGGTAAAGGCACATTCAAACCAGCGAGTTGGGCTAGTGTTTATAAATTATCAACTACAAAAGAATCTAACTCACAAAATTCTTGGTATGGTTGGGTAATAGATTTTGACAAAGTTTTAGACATGTCAAAAGAGGCTGAAGTTAACACTGCCAAAATAACACAAGCATTTTATCAAAGTGCTAAACAAAGTGATATTTTTGGTAAGGTAGATTTTTCAGACGATAACCAAATGAAAAAGGCGGATACTAATAATACTCCGTTTTAATTATGTGGAAAGGACTCGCAAATTTATTTGAGGGTCATCCAAATAAATATCTCACTACCTCACTAACAGGTGAGGTAGATGAGAGAGGTAAGAGAGAAGCAAAGTGCACTACGGTCCACGAACCTCTAACTGGTAATGTTTGGAGTGATCATATCAAAGGTAAGTTACGTATAGGCGTATTACCCGAAAAAGAAGATTTAGTTAAGTGGGGCTGCATAGATGTAGATCCTAGAAACTATAAAGATTATTCTCAAAAGAAGTATGTAGATATTATTAAAGATAATAAATTACCATTAGTCCCAGTAAGATCTAAATCTGGTGGCCTACATTTATTTTTATTTTTAAAAGATTGGTCAGATAAAAAAAGAGTTTTAAAAGTTTTACACGCTTGGAATGATAAATTTTTCTTAAGTGATGAAGTCTTCCCTATGAATAAGGCGGTTAACATGCCTTACTTTAATGCAGATGCAACCACGGAACACGGCTATGATGAAAACAATACACCTATTCTAATAGGTAGATTTATAGATTACTCAAATACAAAAATTATCTCTATAGAAGATTTAGAAAAAATTAAGACACAAGAATATGAGCCAGAGAGTAGATGGTCTGAGTATCCACCATGTGTTCAAAGCATGATTAACGAAAAATGGTCAGGCAACCACCGTAATGATCTACTGTTTAACATTGGTGTAATGGAGATGAAAAAAGCTGATGGCGAACTATCAAAAAAAGAATTACTTGAGATATTGGTAGACAGAAACAAACAAGTATTTACTAAACCTCTCACCGTACAAGAAATTAAAAGCACTATACTAAATTCATTATCTAAAAAAAATTATACGTTAAAATGTATGACTCCATTATGTTCAAAAGATAAATGTAAAAATAGATCATTGGGTATAGGCACTCAACCGCCTGATATATTAGAGGACTTTTCTGAAATAACATTTGTGCAGGATACAAAGTCCATGCATTATACTTTCAAATTTCAAGACAAGTACATCACAGTAACACCTGAAGACATGAAGGATGAGAAGTCTTGGAGAGTAAAACTTTTAAAATATAAAATTTTTTGGAGAACATTACCGAAACCGAAGACAGGTCCATCACCGTTTGAAATGTTATTATATGAGTTGGTACAGAGAGCAGAAGAGGATACTAACTTAAAATTTGAGGACACTATGGCCGAGGAGAAATATAGAATATTAAAAGGTTTCTTTGAGGACCATATTGAAGAAGATGATTATGAAAAATTAAAAGATGATTATGTAATCTTAGATTCTAAAACAAATCTCTGTTATTTTAAAAAGGCAACATTAGAAAGTTATTTAAATTCTAGGAAAAGAATTTTTAACACTACTACAGAGGCTATTAGATTTTTAGGCTGCCAAAGGCATGACTATTACGAAGGTGAACAAAATGTATGGTATGTTAAATTACCTACATTCGCAGAGCACCGAAAAGAAAAACCACCAGTAAAAGTAGATAACAAACCATCAGAACTTGATGACGAATTTCATACCGGTAAATTTAAAACGTGATGACCCAACAGAAACAATTTAATCTTTTGCACGATAAAAAGATTTTAAAAATGAAATGGATTAGAACACCAAAAGAAATTTGGAACACACTGTCCAAAGAATTTAATTTCACTGTAGATGCATGTGCCTCAGACAAAAATCATTTAGTAGATAAATATTGGACTAAAGAATTAGATGCACGTAAACAAAATTGGAATGGTGAAACTGTTTACTGTCACCCTATGTTTGATTACACGATACCAAGCTTTATAAAAAAGGCTTGTGAGTCCAAGTGCACTGCAGTATTTTTATTACCCGCATCGACTAATTCTGTTTATTTCCATACTTACCTTTGGGACAATAAGAAACATAAACCAAAAAATAATATAGAGATACGATTTATTGAAAAGACAAAAGGTTTATACGGCACTAAATTTTTTAGTGAGGATAATCAAGAACCTAAAACTGGATATTTAAGACCTTTGATGATAGTGGTAATTAAGAATGGATAAGACTCAAGAAATAAAAAAATTAAAAGAGCTCTACCACAAAACAATAAAAATATTTGGACCACCCGGTACAGGTAAAACCTTTACATTGATTGAACGTGTTTTAAAAAAATACTTAAGATTAAATTATAATCCAGAGAATATTGCTTTTCTATCTTTTACAAATAAAGCTGTTAACACAGCGGTGCAAAGAGCTATGGATGCTTTTCCACAATATGGTGATAAAGACTTTAGTAGATTTAAAACATTACATACCTACTGTAGAAGATATTTTGAAGAAGAAGTCTTTGATCCAAAAGATTGTATGATTGATTATGCATTGCAAACAAAGATAGTAAAAAGATCTGACAAAAGATTATCAGACGATAACTTCACATATAAAGACTGGTCTCTTGGAGTTTATTCTAAATCCCGAAATTTATTAATATCACCTGAGGAGTGTTATAAAAATGAAAGTTATAAACGAGACTCTCTTACCGTTTATTTAAGAAAGATAGATACTTATGAAAATTATAAAAGATCAGGTGGGCAAAGATCTTTTATAGACTTTGATGATATGATTGAGAGAGCAATAAAAGAAGTAGAATTTCCAAAACTATCTGTTTTAATTTTAGATGAAGCTCAAGATTGCACACCTTTACAATGGTCAGTCATTTATAAGATGGCAGCTAAAGTAGATAGAATATACTTAGCTGGGGATGATGATCAAGGTATATACAAATGGAATGGTGCAGACCCTAAATACTTTACAAAATTTTTTCCAGGTAGAAAAGTAAAGTTAAGAAAGACCAGAAGGTTTGGAGAAGCTATACATAAATTTTCACAGATTATTAGACGAGGTATACTTGATAGTGAAGAGAAAGAATATTTACCTAGTAAAGATAAAGGGTATGTGAAGTCTTACTTAAATTTTAGAGAGATACCTTTCGATAAGAGTGAGGACACATGGTTTATTTTAGGTAGAGTGCACAACACTGTAAATGAATTAAGAATGTTAGCTAAGGATGCTGGTCTATATTTTAAAGATAATCATGACAACAAATGCTTTGACGAAAAACAATGGGAGGCTATCAAAGCTTGGACTAAGTTAAGTAACAACAAATCTATTAATAAAAAGGCTTCACAAAATTTATATAGGTTTATTAGAGAAGTAAGTGATTCGGATTACAGAACAGATAAGTTTTGGTCTAAGGAACCAGACTACAGAGATTACACGTTTGATTATTTAAAAGAGTGGTGTGGTTTGGATTTACCAAATGAAGCACAAAAGAAACATTGGTTTTGGATATTAAAAAGAAATTTTAAGCCAGGTCAGACAAGAAATTTTATTAGGCTGCTTAGAAGATACGGACAAAAACAATTAGATGAGGAACCTAAAATTATTATCGATACTATACACTCTGTAAAAGGCGATGAAGCTGATAATGTAATATTGTATTCTAAAGCTAATTATCCAGCAAATTTTAGAACAAAAAATAGAGAAGAAAAAATTAATGAAAAGAAAGTTTGGTACACAGGTGTGACTAGAGCAAGAAAGGCTTTACATTTATTGAGAAGTGATTATAAGTATAATTACCCGTTAGGTGCTGATTACTTGGTATACATACAGGAAAAAAAATGACAGACAAAAGTATTTTCAAAAATATTAAAGCACCACAAGAAAAAGGTCCAAAACATTATAAGGGTTATCAAATTCAACCTTACGAATTTATTTCTAAAAACAATCTTTCGTTCTTCCAAGGGGTCGTTATAAAATACGTTGTAAGATATTTAATGAAGGATAAAGAAAAAGATCTTGATAAAATTATTCATTACTGTGAATTAGAAAAAAAGAGATTAAAAGATGGCAATTAAACACATAATTAAAATAAGAGGAAAAACACCAACAGAACTTGAGACAGCTAAAGAAAAAGCTGATCAAGACTATCAAGGCGGTGGAGCTTACCGAGCATTTTTGAAATTGTTTTTCAAAGCAAAAAAGGAGAAGGATGGTAACAATACCGGATCTGATAACAAAGATTAGAATCATTTTAAAGAAGACATTAGATGTTCCATACTCATGGATTGAAACCATTGGTTCTAAATTAAGTGTATGGGCATGGAATAAAAGATGGAAAAATAGAAAGGATGGAACTGGATATGGATCCGAATAAATTTGAATTATATCTTTATCTAGGATTTTTTGTTACTGTCTTTATGTTACTGTACGCATACTTATTCATATGAGTTTACAATTAGCAATGAACTTTAAAAAACACATTTGGTCATCACCATCTGAGTTTAAAGATTTATCTGGTGCAACCGAGATCGCAATAGATTTAGAAACTAGAGACGATGGTATTAATGAAAGTCTCGGTGCTGGTTGGGCCCTGAAAAAAGGAGAGATAATTGGGATAGCTGTAGCAGTGGCGGGATGGCAAGGATATTATCCGTTTGGTCATTTTGGTGGTGGTAACATGATACCCGAACAAGTTAAAAAGTATATGAAGGATATATGTGCCTTACCATGCACGAAAATTTTTCATAACGCACAGTATGATGTTGGTTGGTTAGAGGCTAGTGGGATCACGGTGCACGGACCTATTGTAGATACTATGATAGCTGCAGCTTTGATCGATGAAAACAGATATCAGTATAGTTTAAATAGTTTATCTAAAGATTATTTAGGTGAGTTAAAGGCAGAGACGGATCTTAAGTTAGCGGCTGAAGAACATGGCATCGATGCAAAGAGAGAGATGTGGAAATTACCAGCGGAGCATGTTGGGTTTTACGCTGAACAAGATGCACGGCTCACGCTTATGTTATGGCAAAGATTTAAACAAGAAATCCAACAACAAAGCTTATCTACTATTTGGGAATTAGAATCAGAGCTGCTGCCTATTTTAATTAAGATGAGGCAAAGAGGAGTGAGAGTCCAAGTGGAATCAGCTGAAAAATTAAAACAAGAAATGATACGCCAAGAGAAAGAAGTAATGTTGGCAATAAAAAAAGAATCAGGATTAGACATTGACATTTGGGCAGCACGCCAGATCTCCACCGCCTTTGATAAATTAAAAGTAGAATATCCACGTACTCAGAAAACCGGCGAACCTTCATTTACACACAATTGGTTGGTTAATAGTAAACATAAAATTTCTAAACTTATATTACAAGCAAGGGAATTAAACAAGTTTCATGGCACATTTTTATCTTCTATTATGAGATATCAAATTAACGGTAGAATACATGGTGAAATAAATCAATTACGTTCAGATCAAGGGGGCACAGTATCTGGTAGGTTATCAATGGGTAACCCCAACTTACAGCAAATACCAGCAAGGAATAAAGATTTTGGTCCTAAAATTAGATCTTTGTTTATACCTGAAGAAGGACATCAATGGGGTAGTTTTGATTATTCTCAACAAGAACCTAGAATGACGGTACATTATGCAGCGTCAATTGGAGAGGGGTATGAAGGGTCTCAAGAATTAGTTGATGCATATAAGAATGCATCTGCTGATTTTCATCAGACAGTAGCTGATCTTGTTGGAATAGAGAGAACACAGGCAAAGACAATTGGTTTAGGTCTAATGTATGGCATGGGTAAGAATAAACTTGCAAACAGCTTGGGCTTAACAAAAGATGAAGCGGAGATATTAATAAGTAAATATAATAGAAAAGTCCCATTTGTAAAATTACTTTCTGAAAAATGTATGTTAACTGCTCAAGATAAAGGTGTAATACGAACTAAGAGAGGACGCAAGTGTAGATTTGATCAATGGGAAACAAAAGACTTCGGCCTACACTTACCAGAGACATTTGATAATGCGGTCGCTAAATACGGTAGAGATAATATTAAAAGAGCAAAAACATACAAAGCTTTAAACAGATTAATACAAGGATCCTCTGCAGATCAAACTAAACAGGCAATGGTTGATTGTTATAATGCAGGCCATCTACCTATACTACAGATACATGATGAGCTTTGTTTTAATGTAAAGAATGATGAGGATGTTTTAACAATAAAGAAAACTATGGAGGAGTGTATTGATTTCAAAGTTCCATTCGTTGTCGACTATGGCACAGGAAAATCATGGGGCGACGCAAAATGATCTTATAGCTTACGCAGCTGGTTTATTTGATGGAGAAGGTTGTGTAGTTTATAAACAATATAGAGTTAAGAAGGGGTGTATGAAGTGGCATATTAATTTAGAAATAGCCATGACTGAGATTGAGCCCTTACATTGGTTTTACAATATAGTTAAAGTAGGAACAATTCACTATAAAAAAAATCAAGGCTTAGGAAAGAAACCACAATGGAGATGGAGGTGCTCACATCGTAAAGCTTTGCACGTTGCTAAATTACTTTTAAAGTACTCAGTGTTGAAAAGAAAAAAATTGTTAAATATAGTTAATCACTATAATTTTAAAAAGCCGATAGGTATCCTAAGAGAAAAGTTTGGTTTTTGTAATAATAAGAACTAACTAGCCTGTAGCTCTTAAATTTTCTTGTACGTCTTCGTACTTAATGGCATTTCTTGTAGACTTAATATCTCTTTCAGTCTGAACCATTGTTACATTAACTGAACCCTGATTTTTTAAATAGTCATTAGACCACTTAGCGTTGAGATTGTTCAGCTTGTTTAACAGACGTATTTTCTCTGGACTCATTCAACTCCTCATATGTTACGTAAGTGTGGCTCTTACAGTAGAAGTCTTCGTCGATCATCTTCACTTTACCCTCACTTACTTTTTCTACAAAAGCATTTAGGGCTGCCTTGTCGTTATCAGCGACTAATAAGTGGTTCATATACTTTCCTCCCACTCTGGCTTGGATCCTATATGCTCTCATATTTTATTATAGGATAAATTGATAGTCTTGTCTACACCGGGCTCAGATGACAGGCAAACACCCTCTACATAGGTCATAGATAGGCCTCTTTCTCTGATTTTTGCATCCATCCTATGAGCGGTGCTCTGCCAGATTACAGAGCAGTCTGCGGGGCTTAAAACGCCTTTTTTGAGGATTTGATGGCAAGTATCCACGTCTCCGGGGTTGGTATAGCACAATGTGCCAAATAATATCCAAGAACCTATAGTAGAAGCTAACATTATAATGAAGTTACTGGTTTACACTTGAATTGTGGGCCTAGTAGATTTTTATTTACCATATCCGTATTTAGCATATTTTGTATATTTGTCATCTCATTTAATGCTGTTTTTACACAATTATCAAAATTATCAAACAAAACGTCATGTTGGACTGGCGGAGAGCAGTCCTGAAATGCAACCGAGCATATACTTATAGTTAAAATAAACTTCATATTTTTGTTGACTTTCACACCTATCCCATAATATTGTATGTAATAATATGTTGATCAAGATTAAGAGCTCAAGTCCGTTGTTTCATTCTATCATAAAAAATATGGATGATACACTAGCGAGCATACCTTCTGTTGACACAGAGGGATGTGATACAGAGGACTCTCTTATTTTTGACAGCTGCGTTTCATCTATAGAGAATTGTAATGCTAAAGACAAGGATGGTAGGTATCATTATCCAGTCGATAAAACTTTAGCCATTACTTTGATCTATGATGAACTTAAATCAAGACGTAACACAAACAAGGAGAACAAATGAGTCTAGTAAAAAAAACAATTGAACTTTTCGGTGAACCCGCAAAGATTACAAGTACACCAAACTACGATGATGCTTTCAAAGCTATCAAAGAACAGTTTGATAATATTATAAAAGTCACTGACGCTACTGGTGAAGTGCTTAAAAGTACAAAAGAACTATGTAATAAAACGTTACATATGTCAGTACAAATCAGAGACCAAATGATAAAATTAGAAAAGAGGATCGATGAATTGGAAAGACAGACGAATACACGCCATTAATCGTATAACTCGAAAATACAATAACGGATCTCAGTACATAGAAGAATATGGCTATGTGCTGAAGTCCACTGCAAAAAATAAAAAAGAATATAGAAAAGAAAGAGAGGAACGATGGATATTAACAAGTGGAAGAGTTTAGCGATTAACAAAGACGATCACACCCTATTGGTTGCGATTGCTAAAACAAAGCATAGAGGGCCAGGTCCACAGTTTAGTAAAATTTTTAATGACTACCTTAAGTTTCAAGCAAAAAGAGAGGGAATATCATTAGAAGCTTTTAAGAAGAAACTGTTAAATGGTAGAACAAAATGACAATACAAGCTCAAGACATAGAAAGAATAAACTTTCATCACAAAGGTAAAGAAAAGTTTTGTGTTGAAGTTAACCAGGTAACTGGCACTTTAGAACTTTGGGTTAATGGTGATAAGAGAAACTCTATTGAAGTAAAACACCCCATGCCTAAGTTTGAAGAAATGTTAGAATTTGTTAAAAATAAATTTTTAGAATTAAGATCAGGAGGTAAACAGTGAGAATAATTATAATGATGTTTGCATTTTTATTCTTATCAGCTTGTGGCTATACCATGACGCTTGGAAAAAAATGTACACCCGGACATGATGAGTGGTCCTATGTCTGGTTTATAGAAAAAGATGGAACACATAACATTAACAAAGGTAATTGCAAAGATGAGTAAAGACTATAAGATGAAACGCATCAAGAAACAAACCATTACGGTAGAGATAAGTGGTGGTAGTAAGCAGCACGTTGATACCATGGCCATAGAACTTTTGTTGTTATTGAAGAAAGAACTGCAGCCTTGGAACCGTCAAGTAAAGAAAGTTGAAGTAAAAAAGAACGGAAGAAAAGTTGCGTAATAAAGTAAGGGTCTCTGACCCTTGCTTAAATAAGTGAAGTATAGTGTGTATTTTTTGTATAGATATGATGATAGCGTTAGCAATAGCTCTGAGTCTTGGAGCTTTAATTTATTTTGTTAATAAATAAATAATATTCCTAAAAATTTTTGTGTTATTTTTAGTTTGATATTAAACTGAAAATAATTTATGCATCAAAAGATAAGCAAGTCTGTAAAGATTTGTAAACACTGCAAAGGCAACGGTTATGTTCGAGGCAGCTCCGAGAACACTGGCACGTGTCTCTTCTGTAGTGG